TTCATGCTGGAGATACTGATACTTATTTACTATTTGATACAAACCATGTAAATTTAGTTGCAGGTGATAAGTCAGTCATTAAATATGATCAGACACTATCAGATAAAAAAATAATGATTAATAACACCAATGCTGACCTTGACACGCAAATAATGGCGGATGATGGTAATGTAATTATTCATGTTGATGCCGGAACTAATAGAGTAGGAATAAATAAAACAACCCCAAATAATGCTTTAGACGTAAAAGGAGGTACAAGTATAACAGGTTCAGCATCAATTTCAGGATCATTATCTGTTTCAAATAAAATAGCTACTTCTTTAAATGTAACAAGTAGTAACATTTTTATCCCAGCACTTAGTGTTAGTGGTAGTACAAATATAACAGGTAGTTTATTTGTAAGTGGTACAGCAAGTGGATCATTTATAGGTGATGGTTCCGGATTAACGGGTATAGGAGCCTTCCCATTTACGGGATCTGGAACATTATCTGGATCACTTATAGTAACAGGTAGTGGAACTAGTGCCATCAGAGTTAGTGGTAGTACTGCATTAACAGGAAGTTTATTACAAAGTGGTAGTACACAAATTACTGGTTCTACTTTATTATCCGGTTCTTTATTATTAACTGGTAGTAGTGCAGCAGCATTAAGAATAAGTGGTAGCACATCTTTAACAGGTAGTCTATCAGTTAGTGGTAGTACAACATTATCAGGAAGTGTTTTAATTGCCACTTCTAGTATTGTTCAAAATAATAATCTTCCTGCTATACTTTCTTATAACACATCTTCAGGAATAGTAGCTTACACTACAGGTAGTTTAGGTGGTGGTGGTGGTGGTGGAGGTCCATTTGTGGAAACTGGATCATTTTATGCTACTACAAATAACATTCAAATAACTGGATCATTAAGTGCCACTTCTATTACAGAAACCTCTACTTTAAGGTTTAAAAAAGATATTGAAGAAATGGACAGCCAATTAGGTAATGTTTATAACTTAAGACCTGTAGATTTTACTTGGAAAAATAATGATGAAGAAGATAAAGGTTTAATAGCTGAAGAAGTACAATTGTTATATCCAGAATTTGTAACATTAAACGATGACGGTACTGCACAAGGTATAAAATATAGTAAATTAGTATCTGTACTAATTAAAAGTATTCAGGAGTTAAAAGACGAAGTAGAGTTACTTAAGACAAAAGTAAATGGCTAAGAATGTTAGAATAGTACCTGCATCAGGTTCTATCTTCTTTACAGCAGACGGCTTTGATGTTACTGGTTCAATTAGATTACAAACAGTAGGAAGTACAGAAAATGTACAATTTATAGATGGTAAAACTAATGAATCTATAATTTTAATCCATAAAGATGCTGCTAGAGTAGGTATAGGACTAACATCTGCATCTGCTAAATTAGAAGTTTCTTCTTCTGTAAATGAAACTCCATTCATAGTTAGTACACCTAGTAGTAGTTTAAAAATAAATAAAGAAGGTATTCTTGAAATATCTGAATATAGTGGAGTAGCTACTCCCGTAGATGGAGGTTTAATATATAGTGCATCACAATTTTTTGTTGGACTTTAATATTTATTATATATAATCAAATTATAGGATATGCCAAGTTGGAAAAAAGTAATTGTTTCAGGATCCAATGCTGAACTAAATAATTTAAGTGTAGCAAAGGCCTCAGGTTCTTTTTCAGGTTCATATCAAGGTGATGGTTCTAATTTAACTGCTATTACAGCAGTTTCCTCATCTACAGCAATATTAGCACAAACTTCATCTGTTGCCCTAAGGGCAAATGCTTTAGCCGCTACAGTAACTGCTACATCTGCTTCTACAGCAGTATTAGCACAAACTGCTTCTGTAGCTTTAACTGCTAATACAGCTTCAGTTGCTACTAGAGCAAATGGATTAGCACCAACAGTAACTGCTTCACAAGCAGATGATGCTACAACAGCTTCATTTGCAGCTACGGGTGATGGTAAGTTTAGTGGTTCATTTAGTGGCTCATTTCAAGGTGATGGATCAAGTCTATCAGGAATAGCAACTACATTAACTATTGATGCAGATTCTGGTGGAACTTCCACAGTAGCATTAAGTTCTCAAACATTTGATGTTGCGGGTACTAATAATGAAATAGAAACTTCTGTATCAGGACAAACAGTAACGGTAGGATTGCCTAATGATGTAACAATAGGTCAGGATATAACAATTACAAGGGATGCTATTGTTAATAGAAATTTAACGGTTCAAGGTACTGCTTCTTTCCAAAATACAACAGATTTGGATATTGCAGACAGATTTATTAGATTAGCGTCTGGTTCAAATGCAGTAGGAGAAGGAGGTTTTGTAGTACAACAAGGTTCTAATGGTAGAGGTGTAGCCTTTGCTTATGATGTTAATACTTTAAGATTTGGTTCTACAAGTTCATTTGATGCTACTCAAAATTTAATTGAACCTGATGCATTTTTTGTAAATGTAATAGAAGGAGGAAGCGGTGATAATGACCCTACAGATACTGTTAGTAGGTATACTAAAGGGGGTAACATGTTTATAGCAGATAATGGTGAAATTTACATATATTCGTAATTTTTTCAAAAAAATATTTATGGGTTTTAAAGCAAATAGTTTACAAGTTAAGGAGGATACAAGAAAATATAGTAAATCTGAAACTGAAGATTTATTATTAAATAAAAAAGATTTAGAATTTTTATTAAAATTAGTTAAAAATTCCACTTTTAAAGGTGATCAAATAGAATTAATCTACAATTTAACTTCTAAATTACAAAAAGCGTATTTGGAAATAGATTAATATTTATATCAAATATTATTGGCCCTTAGGGGAAGTGGGCAGGCAATCCTGTAACCAACCGTAATAGAATATAATGCCTAGTTGGAAAAAACTTATTGTTAGTGGCTCAAATGCTACCGTATCTTCACTTTTTGTTACTAATCAAGTAACAGGCTCTTCTTTTACTGGTTCATTTACAGGTTCTTATAGTGGTGATGGCTCTAGTCTTACTGGTATTAGTTCAATAGGTAGTACAAATAAAGTAATTTTTGATACGGATTTTACCACTACCGCAAATACTTACACTTCTTTAATAGGTCCAATAACTGTGGACGAAGGAGTTACATTTACTGTAACCGCAGGTTCATTTTTAAAAATGGAGGAATTTTAATGTATAGTAAATATTTATATATATGAGTGTTTTAAAAGTAGGTGCAATACAACCCAATTCTGGAACTAAAGTAAATATTACTGGTAGTACATTATTAGTTACAACAGCAAGTGGACATTTTAGTGGTTCATACGAGGGTGATGGTTCAAGATTATCTGGTGTAGCAGGATTCCCATTTACAGGTTCAGGAACAGTTTCAGGTTCACTATTAGTAACAGGTAGTTCTACGTTAGCATTAAGAGTTAGTGGTAGTACTGCATTAACAGGAAGTCTATTACAAAGTGGTAGTACACATATAACAGGATCTAATATAGTTTCTGGATCTTTATTAGTAACTGGAAGTTCTACAGCTGCATTAAGAATATCCGGAAGTAGTGCTTTTACAGGAAGTATATTTCAAAGTGGAAGTAATAACATAACTGGTTCTCAAAAAGTATCTGGTTCATTGTTAATAACAGGTAGTAGTGCTTTAGCACTTAGAGTATCAGGTAGCACAACATTAACTGGAAGTTTATTTGTTAGTGGAACAGTGAGTGGATCATTTACAGGTGATGGTTCATTATTAACAGGTGTAGTTGCTTCGGGTTCTATACAATCAGCATCCGTTGCTGATAGAGCTACAACTGCAATTTTCATACCTGTAACTGTAGTAGATGATGGAGGAAATAAATATGCTTTTAATGGAGTAACGGCTCCTACAGTTTCAATAAAAAGAGGTTCGGTATATAGATTCGATCAATCCGATTCTTCTAATAATAACCATCCCCTTAGATTTAGATTAAGAGATGACACTTCTTATACACCAGGAGTAACTGCAGTAGGTACACCAGGTCAGGCAGGTGCTTATACACAGTTTGATGTTAACTTTGCAACATCAGCTTCACTAAAGTATTATTGTACTGTCCACGGTAATGGAATGGGTAATAATGTACAAGTATTAGACTTATTTAATGGTATAAGTAGTGGTTCATTTAGTGGTTCATTCCAAGGTGATGGTAGTGAATTAACAGGAGTAGGTGCTTTTCCATTTACAGGTTCGGGAACCGTATCAGGATCATTATTAGTAACAGGTAGTTCTACGTTAGCATTAAGAGTATCAGGAAGTAGTGCATTTACAGGTAGTTTATTTGTAAGTGGAGCTGTATCAGCAAGTGCTGGATTTAGTGGATCATTTGTAGGAGATGGTTCTGGATTAACAGATTTAGCTGGTGGAGGCCCATTTTCACAAACTGGATCCTTTTTTGCCACTTCAAATGATATTCAAATAACAGGATCATTAAATGCTACTTCTCTTACAGAAACCTCAGCTTTAAGGTATAAAAAATATGTTAAACCCTTAAGATCTCAATCTGATAATATATATAAATTAAGACCTGTACATTTTAAATGGAAAGATAATAATAGAGAAGATATAGGTTTAATAGCAGAAGAAGTAGGAAAAGTATATCCTGAATTAGTTTCGACAGGTATTAATGGTAGTGCGGAGGGAATAAGTTATACTAAATTGACAGCAGTTCTTATTAAAACAATTCAAGAATTGTCTGCTCGTATAGATAAATTAGAAAATAAATAAATTAAGTTATGGCAATTAAACAAACAAAAGTAACAGACGAAGAACTAAAACAAATTTCTGAATTTCAAAGAAGTATAGATAGAATAACTGTTGATTTAGGTCAATTAGCTCTAAAAAAATTAAGTCTTGATAAGGAGGAAGAATATTTAGAATCGGAGTACGAAAAAATTTTAACAGAAGAAAAACAATTAGGAGATAATTTAAAAGAAAAATATGGAGAAGCTCAAATTGACTTAAAAACGGGTGAGATAGTGTATCCCAAATAATGTTTTTGAGAATTTCTTATATATTTATCATTGATAAAATAACTAGACAAAAATGGCTGAAACTTTACTATCCCCAGGAGTATTAACCCGTGAGAACGATCAAACCCTAGTAACACAGGGTCCTACCACGGCAGGTGCTGCACTTTTAGGTCCTACAGTAAAAGGTCCTGTAAACATCCCGACACTAGTCACATCATTTAGTGACTATAAAAATAAATTTGGTGGTGCTTTTGAGAGTGCAAGTATCGCATATGAATATCTCACTTCAATAGCTGCTTTTAATTACTTTCAAGCAGGAGGTGAATCAATATTAGTAACCAGAATTGTATCTGGTACTTATTTACCCGCTACGGCATCCGTAGCCGCTTTAGGAACTGGATCAGGAGATTATACTACTGCATCCTTTACACTAGAAACCATCTCACAAGGTGATTTAATGAATAACTCAGGTAGTGTTACAACTAGTGGTTCATTAGCAGGAGGTACAGGAGATAATATTCGTTATGAAATTGCTAGTCTAGATTCAGGAAGTGGTCAATTTAGCCTATTGATCAGAAGAGGTGATGATAACGGAAAAAATAAAACCATACTTGAAACATTTAATGATTTATCATTAGATCCAAATTCTACTAATTACATTGAAAAAGTAATAGGTAATCAAGTACAAAATTTTGATACAGATAGTGATGGAAATAGATTTATTCAGGTTACTGGATCATTTGCTAATAATTCACAATTTGTAAGAGTAAAATCAGTTGCTAACCCTACATTAAATTATCTAGATAATGATGGTAATTTCAAAGCTGCATTAACTTCTTCATTACCAAAAATAGGTAGTGGATCTGTAAATGGAGTAGGAGAAAGAGGAGCATTTGGAGGAGGAAAAGGACCTAAATTTGGTCTTGGAACAGGTGCACAACGTTTAAGAATGTTTGAGGAAATTAGTGTTGCATCAATACAGGGTGTTGCCGCTGCAGATTATACTTCTTCTATAGCTTTATTACAAAATAAAGATGAATATGATTTTGAAGTAATTACTATACCAGGAGTTACAGTTCAAAACGGTGCTATAGCAACAACAACATTAATTGATACAGTTACTCAAAGAGGAGATGCAATTGCCGTAATAGATACTAGAAATTATGGTGCTACAATTAATCAAGCAATAACTTCAGCTGGTACGGTGGATTCAAGTTTTGCAGCCACATATTGGCCTCATGTCCAAGTACTATCACCAGAAACTAATAAATTAGTATTTGTACCTGCTTCTACATTAATACCAGCAGTTTATGCAACTAACGATAGATTAGGTGCTGAGTGGTTTGCTCCTGCAGGATTTAATAGAGGTGGTGTAGGTGGTGCTATACAAGCAGAAAGAAAATTACCACCTGCTGATAGAGATAAATTATATGATGGAAAAGTTAACCCAATCGCCTCGTTCCCAGGACAAGGACCGGTAATATTTGGTCAGAAAACACTACAAACTAAAGCTACATCATTAGATAGAGTAAATGTTCGTAGATTATTAATTGAATTAAAACGTGTAGTTGGACAAATTGGTGAAGGATTATTATTTGAACAAAATACAGCTGCCACTAGAGGTAGATTCCTAAACCAAGTAAATCCATTCTTAGAATCAGTACAACAAAGACAAGGTATATTTGCCTTTAGAGTTGTAATGGATGAAACTAATAATACTGCTGACGTAATTGATAGAAATCAGTTGGTAGGACAGATATTTATTCAACCAACAAGAACGGCTGAATTTATAATTCTAGACTTTAATATCACACCTACTGGAGTAGAAATTTAAAAAGGCAATATTTATAATAAACATAAAATAAAATGGCAGTAAAAGATCCCAATGAAATAATGTTCACCGCCTTTGAACCTAAAGTGCAAAATAGGTTTATCATGTTCATTGATGGTATTCCATCATACTTGGTAAAAAACGCTAGTGCACCGGGATTCGAAGCAGGTGAAATAATATTAGATCATATTAACGTGTACCGTAAGGTAAAAGGTAAAGTCAGATGGAATGACATGAACCTAGGTTTATATGATCCAGTAACCCCTTCTGGAGCTCAAGCTATAATGGAATGGGCTAGATTAGCACACGAAAGTGTTACAGGAAGAGACGGTTATTCCGATTTCTATAAAAAAGACCTACAATTAGATATATTAGGTCCCGTTGGAGACGTGGTTTCTCAATGGATAATTAAAGGAGCTTATTGTAAAACTGCCAACTTTGGTGAATACGATTGGAGCGCTGATGCCCCAATTAGTTTAGATATCACCATAGCAATGGATTACTGTATCCTAAACTTCTAAAATACCCCAACCCTCCATACCTTGAAAATGGTGTTCCTTTTGGAACACCTTTTTCTTTTTTATATATTTATATCCGCAAAATAATAAGTTATTAACATGGAGAAACAAGTTACACAACAAAAATTTAAATTCCCAACTGAAACAGTCGATTTACCATCTAAGGGACTATTATATCCTAAAGATAATCCATTATCTTCGGGTAAAATAGAAATGAAATATATGACTGCTAAAGAGGAGGATATTTTAACCAACCAAAACTACATTAGTAATGGTACAGTATTAGATAAATTATTAGAATCATTAGTTATTTCTGATGTAGACATAAATCAAATTG